GCCACCTCTATACTATTTTGCTTTTTAGCCATAGTTTATTTTTTAGATAAAACTTTCTTCTTAGCTTTAGCCTTAGATTTAGGCTTGGCAGTTTCAGGCAATACTTCTGCTTTTTTATCTTTTTCTGAAACAATAAAGTCAGCTATTTTATGAAAGAAATGACATACAGATTTTCTGCAACCTCTACACGATTTAGATTGCTTAATAGAGGGAAAGTGATTGTGCCAAAGCTCAAAGAATAAATTCAAAGCTGCTGAATGGTACTCATTATTCAGGTGCATTTTTTCTTTATTTAATTCAGCATAATTAACAATCATCTCTTTCTTTTCATCACTATAGTTTTTTACTATTGAGTTTAAATCCATTTTATTATTATTTAATTATTATTCTTTCCATTTATCTAAAGGACATTCTCCAAAGAACTCTTTAGTAAGAGTTGCTTTAGCATCTAAGAAGCAACTGCATTTACCACATCTTGCTCCCTTAGTCCACTTAGGGTACTTCAGCATTGCGAAGTTTCTGTAAAAGTCGCATTTTTTACAAGTATCTAGTCTATCTTTCTTTACTTTTTTATCAACAAACATTTGTTTAAGTTTTAAAATGTTGCGTTAGCCTGAATTACACTAACAGTTGATTGGCTGTCAGTTATATCAGCTTCAACTACTACTACTTTTCTTTGTCCTCCTATAGCTCCCATCATTGCAGATTGGTTATTAGCACCAAACTGAGCTTCTGTAAATGAAGGTGAACTCATTAATCCACCATCAGCAAACTTAACACCTCCACCTGCCTCATTCATAGAAGATAATTGATTTCTAAACATTGCTGTACTTCTTTTATTTATAACAGCCTCTCCACCCTCTAATTCATTTACTCTACCACCTACTGCAAACTTAACACCTCCATTCGCATGACTTGCTCCATGAACCATTCCTCCATCAGCAAATTCTTCAATCATTCCTCCATCTCCAAAATTAGCTAATGTTTTATCAACCAATCCTCCAACTGCTGCTGCTGCTCCTGCTGCTAATATTAAATTAAAAGGAAATGGTACGCTTTTAAATATAGATGCTATGTATCCTGATACAGCTTCCATTATCTGTGCTCTAACAACAGTTTTCATTGCTTCTTCTGCTGTTTGACCTGACATTATTGCTCTCTTTACATCTGCTTGGAAAGAATCATCTTTTCTTTTTTGCTCATCTTCATCTGTATCTGCCTGCAATGCATTAAATTCAAGTAATAATTTTTTTCTTAAATCAACATTCATTACAAACTCGTTTAAAGATTTTAGTTGCAATTCAATCTCTTTTTTTCTTAATCCATTAAGATATTCTTGAATCCTAGCTTCTTCTTCTTTAGTTGTATTAACACCTTTATTCATTAACAGCTGAACCATCTCTCTCTCTACATCTAAATTCTGTTCTTTTGCTTTAGTATTAGCTACTATTGCATCTGTTGATTCATTGGTATTTGTTGTTGATATGTTTAAAGACTCTACAAGGGCATCTACATCTGAACCTAAATTAGTAGCTGCAGCTGCAGCAGTAGCATATTCTCCTGCCAACTCCTCTGCTTCTTCTTTATTTCTTCTTAAGTTCTCAGTATTTTCATCAACAGACATGTTAGCATTAGTCATTTGATTATCTATACTGTTTAGAGATACTGCTAACCTATCATTTGTTTCTGCTCTAGCCTTTATTTGAAAATTTAATGCTTCTTGCTTTTTCACCTCTAAATCCAATGCTTCTATCTCATTGTCAATTTGTTTCTTTCTTATATTAACTAATTTTTCTTCAGCAGCTAAAATAGTAACTCTTTGTAGTAGGGCTGCATTTGCTTCAACTTGAGCTACCTTTAAGTCCTCTAAACTTGTTTTCTCAGTAATTATATTAGGTAAGTATTCTCCATACTCTAAATTTAATTTAACAAGAAGTTTATTTCTCGTGTCTTGAGATATGTTAGTTTCTTTTAGTGCGTTAAATAAATTATTCATTGAAGTCCTGTCTTTTTCAAGTTTCTCAGATACAGGTATCTCTACAAAGTCAGTTAATTTATTCATAAAAGAAGCAAACCCATCAGTAATTTTTCTTAACTCCTCTCCAAAGTTATCTACAAATGCAATTTGAAATCCTTGCCAAGCAGATGTAGACCTTTTTAAGGCTCCCTCTAAAGTACTTCCAACTATCCTAGCCATTTCTTCTGCAGCACCATTAGCATCTTTTAAAGCATCTCGTAAATCTAATGTCCTTTTTCTACTAGTAATCATTTGCTCAAATGTTGAAACTTGCCTAACATCTACAATTTCCATTATCTCTGCAAGGCTACCTCCTTCTTCACTAAATTTAGCCATAGCAGGAACAAGTTCATCTAAAGAATGAATTGTTTTCCCAAAAGATTTTACTAAATCTGAATTTGGGTCTTGCATTTTAAGTAATATATTCCTTAATGAAGTACCTGCAATAGAAGCTTCAATTCCTGAATCAGATAATTGAGCCATAATTGCTGCTGTATCTTCAATAGAGAATCCTGCTGATTTTGCAATAGGTGCTACCTTAGTCATAGATGTTTGCCATTTTTCAATATCTAAAGCAGAACTTGTAAATGCGACAGCCATAACATCTACTACTCTTTGAGTTTCACTAGCATCTAATCCAAAACCTCTAACAGCAGAACCTGCTACTATTGCTGCTCTAGCTAAATCAGTATCGGTTGCAGTCGCTAAATTAAGTGTAGCTTCCTGTGCTGCTATTATTTCATCAGTTGTAAATCCTAATTTACCATAATTAGTTTGTAGTTCTGCAACTTGCTGTGCTGTAAAGAAAGTAGAACGACCTAAATCTTGTGCAGTTTTTGATAGTAGTAGAAATTCTGTCCTATTGGCACCTGTTATAGCTTTAACTTTAGCCATTTGAAATTCAAATTGCGTGAAAGACTCTATAGAATTGCTAATAGCACTAGATATTGTCTTAAAAGCAGCAACAGCCACTCCAATAGCAGCAGCTCCTTTAACAAACTGCTTTGCCATTCCATTATTAGACTTTGTAGCAGATTTAGTTGCTTTGGTAGCACCTGCCATATCCTTATTTAAAGTTCTAAGACTTTTAGAGTTTTCTTTTATTGCTTTTGCCCTATCTTTATATGCTTTACCATCTTTATGAGATTGAAGCCTACCTGATTTAGATTCTGCTTCTTGTTTTTTTTGTTCTTTTCTTAACTGTTTAAGCTCATTCTTTAAATCTGCAATCTTTTTAATGTTCTTAATCTCAACTTCTATTGCTAATTTTGGATTCCTTGCCATATATATTTATTTTAACCTATTGTTAATTTAATTTCTTTACTTACTAATTCTTTATTTACTATATCCTGAACATCTTTAACTATTGCATCATTTAACCTTTTAGCTAAAGGGGACATTAATGATGTTTTTCCTCTTACGAAATCTATAAAGAAATACCTTCTTGGTGCAACTACTTTACCTCCTGCAGTATAATATCCATCTTCTAGTTTCTCCTTGACACTACTTACAAAATTAGCTCTTTCGTGTTCACTTCCAAATGTTAGTTCTCCATTTTTTTCTTTATCATAAGTCCAATTATCTATATCGTTATAACTAGCATTAACACCTGTAGACTTTCCATCATTAACTAGCCACATATAAGGAGTGTCATTAAGAATTTGAAGTGAAATTGAATTAGTCCTATTTACTATCTTATAATAAAATCCATTATATAATGTACCCTTACCAATGTGCTTTTGAAAGTTAAGTTCTTTCTTTAGGGCATTTATAATTGGCTTATTTTCCTTTATTAAAGCTTCTTCTATTATTTTATTATCAGCCATTACACTTCATCTTGTCCTACTTCATTAAATTTCCTTCTTAAAACTTTACATATATTTCCTCCATACTCAGTTACTGAAGGGATCAGATAGTTGTTTTTTTCTTTAATTTCAATAGAAGAAATCTCACATCTAGCACTCTCACCTGTAGTGCTGAAATCAAAAAAGACTATATCATTAATACTATTAGCAGTAAAAGTAAATTCAACCTGCTTAGATGGTAGTGAGTAAGTAGTTACATCAGTCTGTATAGCTGTATTAAAG